TTTTTTTTTTTTTTGGACTGGCTCCTGAAAGAAGAGCCCTACATTGAGATAAGGAATCTCCCGGGGAGTACCTTCTCGATCCAATCGGTATGTAATGGAAGTGGAGTTTATATTTGCGTAATAGGGATGCCGATAGGCCTTCCCAACGCTCATCTTGAGTCCCAGATCATGACTCACTTGGACATGTCTATCCCACAGCTCAGGTCGAGCCGGATAGACCATGTCATCTCCATTCACTAACACACCTTCCAGGATCTGGTCATAATCCAAACCCATCTCGTAATGATCCTTACTCATCGTAATCAAGTAAGTGGCTAAGTTAGCTAAACACAAGATAGGAAAGGAGAGAATACTCCCCATCAGCTGACCATTAGCCTGGGTTCCTTCCCAAGCCCGCTTCGTAAAGCGATTCTTCTTCTCATCCCACCGGGGATAATAAAGCTCGTGGGGTCCTAAGACCCTCTGAGCGGCGAGGAGTTCAACTTCAGGACGATTCTGCAAAAGTTTCATCAGAATCATATTACTGAACTTCCAACTCAGACCATCGGTTGCCGCGGAGTAATCCACGGAAAACCAATGATCCCCGGGACGAGAATTCTTTTTAAGATCCATAAGGTCAGTAGGAGAAAAAGGTCTTCCAATTAGCCTGAAACAGCTAATTTTTCTCATTTGATCATGGAGGGCTCTTTGTAATTTTCGCTGAGAGAAATAGGGGAGAGCTTCACCCTTAGAGATCACTCGCACTTTGAGTGGTTCAATCACACCCTTGATCTCACAAGATAAGGGATACGACCAATTGATCCCCCGAACGGCGGCAGTCAAATCTTGCCAGTCCTCTAGACCCGAAGGTTGGCGGACGACAATTAACTGCCTTGTGGAACCGTAAGGGTGACAAATATACTGTACATAAGAGAGCTCGGTTGTGTGAGGGATCAGGTCCCAATACTCTTCGATACTCTGGGGAGGATGATTCCTCAACCCACCAAGTACCTTCAGGTAGTGGAACTGACCCCCGTGACCTCGAGTTCCCTCGAAACAAGCAGACTGAGTGGCTTGATAGCCTGACTCCTCAGTCTCCATATATTTGTCCAGACCGCCCCGTAGCTTCTCAAGAAGCCTTTCAAAAACGGGATTAGAGAAAGCCGCATCTATTGCGAAATCATTCCCCGGATCAGGGGAGGTGAGACTTTCGAGATGTTCCTTGTATGTTTCTTTTATAAAGTCCTCCGAAGACGGAAGACAACATCTCTTTACTTGGAACCAACTGTACCATAAATGCGTATTTCGATCGTTATACGCATTAATTCTATTCCGATACCACCGCCGGAACGATCCCTTTGGTTGAAAAACCTGATCGGAGTCCGGTGGGGGCTCGTTTTTTAGATACAGCGCGAGGGGACGGGCGGAGAAGTTCTTAACTCTCTTAACCCAAATCCTCTCATCAGAAGCAGTATTTAAATAGTTCGCTACCTGATCGAGACATTCTCTTATCAGGGGCGAAGGGCAATCATGATGCTTTAAAATCATACTTATGCCACGAGCAACTGCGACCGTCCTATCCTGGACCGAAGGGGGGGACGAATTCCCCTCCGAGCCGACACCTGTCGGCGTTGTCGTAGTACAAAAACGATCAACATGGGTATGCCGTAATTTACCCATATAGACAGTAGTTAGACTACAATTTTAAAGTTTGCTTTCGGG